GAAGAAGGTGCTCATGGAAAATCCCCTAAATGTCTTGGTGGGAATTTAGGGGATTTTGGGGGGATTTTGCAAAGGTCTCTTCCCGTAGCCGGATTGGAGACCAAGCCGGAAAGCCATCGGAAAAAGCCGGTCATTTTTGACGGTTTTTCTTCGCGGCGCGTTTCACCGCCGCCACCCCGCTTGGACGGTGAGGCATCGTCCGGCATCCCTGAGAAGGTATAGCTGACCGAATGCCCAGATCGACGCTGAAACTGGGAGACATCACGGCGGCCATTAGGGCGAGTAAAGACTTTTTTGACATGATTGCTCCTTTTTTAATCAATGTTGTCCGCTGATGCGTGGATCAGGTTTTGCGCAACGCGGCGAATCCAGCCTTTGCCAAAAGAGGCGAACGTACCGAGCTTGGTATAAAAGACCAGACGCTCGGCGTTGAACCGCAATAAAAGGTCGTTTTCGGGAAGGGAATTGATGGCTTTGAGGCTGATTTCGCCGATGATGCCGTCGTCCGGTACGCCTGCGGCGCGTTGGAGCATACGGGCGGCATTGCCGTAACCGTGGTTGACGCAGGCATCAAAAAATTGGAAAGCGACCGCTTCGGGCATTTTGTCGGCGTGGTAACGCTCCCAAAATGCCTTTCGGTAAATGCCGATAGCCTGTTCGCGGGTCATGGCACGCATGGAACCGTTAAAGCCGTTTGCCATTGCGGTACGCTTGGTGACGCCCCAGTTGGTTTCGCCGCCGGGGTCTTGAGGGTGGTTAACATACTTGCCCTCATGGCTGAGGACGCGTTCGATGAATTGGTTGAATTTGTCTGACATGGAAAAATCCCTGTATTGAGTTGGAAATCAATACAGGGATTGTAGGAAAGGCCGTCTGAATGGGCTTTTAAAGGGGGTTAAAAGAGTTCATGGGATGGTTGTTTATCCAAATCAGTACAAATGAATTTCAGGTTTTTGTTGTATGCAGGCAAAGGCCAGTTTTTACATACTTCATCTGCACCAACTTTCTCAATCAGCCAATAGACCAACAAAGCTGCTGGCTGACTGAAAAAATACATTTCTTCAGCATTTTCTTTTATCCGCTTGGCAATATATTTCTTCTCATTCAAAAGTGAACGGATGTCAGAAAGAATACTTGATTGGGAAATGCTGGATTGAAATGTTTCTAGAAAAATCATATTGGTTTTTTTATCAACTTTAGGAATAAGCCCTATTTTCTCCTGATAAAGATGTGATAATTGTGAAAGAAGTTCTTCTTGTGGTTGATTTGCTTCTTTCAAAATTGCCAGAGTACGACTAAATAAGTCATCTGTAGTTTCCATCAAAGCCATGCTCTTCGCGACTTCGCGCTCTGCTTTCTTTGGAACATTGCCGTCAGGCTTGTATATATTGTCATGAACCAGCTCTGCATAAGCATGTTGGAGTAAAGAACGCACCTGGACTTCACAGCACAAATCAGCAGGGATGCTGACATTTTCGGGTGTAATGAATGCTTGTTTAGGACGAATCTCGTAATGTTTGGATTGATAGTCAAATGCTTTGGGATTTTGCTGAATTTCATCTGCAAAATCTTTCGAAACTTTAGCATTCCACTGAGATGAGGATTCAATGATTTCACAAACTATTTGAATATGTTCCGCAAGCAATACCACAAAACGTACGCCGACCAAGTCAGTCATTTGAGTTTGAGGTGAAGTGTAATTTTTTCGGCCAATCTTGGCCAGAGCTGAAGAAATCTCTTTGACTCTAGGCTTTGCTTCAATTTTTAGAAAATTGGCAACCGGAACAGGAGAAATGACATTGGATAATTGATTTTGAATTTCTTCAGCCACAAATCTACCCCAAGCGGCAAATGCCGCTTGGTGGCTTTCTAAATAGCTTTTGAAATCATCAATATCACTCATTTTTGTTGTTGTAACTGTCCTTTAATTGTGACAACAGTATATTCCCCATCTTCCGTTGGCGCAATTTCCATATAGTCTTGAGTATGCTCGGGAGGAGTCAAGATAACTACACCGTTACTAAATCCGTAAGACCTCCGTTTGCGTAAACGAGTTTTAATATATTCAATATCCTTACTTACAGCATTTTGAGGAAAATCCTTAGCTATCATAAATTCTGTATAAGCTTTTTGCTTGTCTTCAGGTAAATAATTTTGAGCAAAATCGTTAACGCTGATGGTTGCTGCTGCACTTTTCAATGTGACACGCAATGCTTCATGTGTATCTAACTTTTCATCATCACTCAAATCAGAGTTATCGATAAAATTACGTGTCCATTCAAAAAAATTCTGTGTCAGCTTACGGGAAGAAGTAGCTATACTCATGCCTAAGAACACTTGGTAGAAATAGGAAGCTGCTGGCCTAGTTTCCGTTTGTGTCATCAGATGGTCATACAAAAAAGCCCGATAATTCCCAGATTGTATTTGCTCCTGCGGCCTTACTGTTTCGGCTACCAAAAAACCTATTTTGAATAGTCTTGCTGAATCGGTTAGCAATAATTCCTCTAAGAATTCAATCGTGATAAAGTCATCCTCTTCTTTGGTCCTGAACCCATCTTGAGGTTCAGCCTTAATCACACATAAAAACGGCTTGCCGGTATCTCCAACCCTACCTTTTAATACCAACAAAATACCACCCGGTGCATTCGTATTCAGTTGTGCATCGGTCAACATGTGAGCAAATTGTGCGGAATCTTCAATAAACTCTGCTTCCTCTTTGAGTTGTATGGCTGCTGCTATCTGAAAAAAACTATTTTCAGCCGTATTGGCAATAGACATTTCAATGCCATGAGATTTATTACCCAAAGCTTTGGTCAGCCTGTTTTCCAATGTTCTTCTTGCCGTAATAGGCAAATCAATCAACTGCGTACTGATTTTAGGTTCTACACGATCTCTATTTTCATTTTTCGGATAAATACGATGGGTAATAATTTTTTCAATTACCAGCCCTTCAAAAGAGTAATTCGTTTCTGTCATCATTTTTTCCTATTGTAAGTTAATTAAGGTCTTTTGAGATTTGAACCACTTGGCCGATGACCTGAATATCGGGATGGTCTGCCAACATCAACGACATCGGCGGATAGGTATCATTGTCTGAAATCAGCAGCAGGCTGCCGTCAATCTGTTTTTGGATGCGTTTGACCCAAAGCGTTTCGCCTGAACGGATGACGTAGATATGGCCGTCGCGCGGATTGGTTTTGGAGGTGTCGACCAGCAGCGTGTCTTTGCTGCTGATGGTCGGCTCCATGCTGTCGCCGCGTGCGATGACGCAGTTGAGGTCTTTTGCATACAGGCCGCGTGATTTAAGCCAGTCTTTTCTAAACGCCAAGTGCATGGCCGGTTCAGTTACGCCATAGGCAGCTGCACCGTTACCGGCGGAAACTTCTACATCGTACATGGGGATGAAGTCGTAGTCATCATCTGTTGCAGATTCTACATTTTGTTTGTTTGAGTAACTTTTACCGGTCAAGAGCCATTGAGCATCTATACCGAACTTAGTCACCAAGCGTTCCAGAACCAGTAAAGGGGGATCAATTTCACCTTCCAAAATTCTCTGGAAACGTTCTTTTTCAATGCCTAATTCTTCTGAAATTTCATCAATTCCCAGATTCAGGCGTGTATGGATATGGGCAACGACTTCTTTCATAAATGTATTTTGATTGTGCCCGAGGTTGCCTAGTGAAGAGTGGATTCTACTTCCAGTTAGGATGTAATCTACATCCAAATGTAGATTAGGATGCATTGCAGCTGCAGCCCTTAGATGCCGCTCAGGGATGGAGTTGCGATTTTTGCGCGCAGAAAAGGCTTTTTCAGATAATCCGAGAAAATCCGCTACATCTTTATCTTGTTTAAAATCAAGAGCCTGTTTCAGTCGATATAAAAAATCTACAAATTCCATTATTGCTCCTGTTGAGTAATCTACTTATGTAGATTATACTGCATTCATTGGTAATCAATTAGTAATGATGATAAGCGGAGTTTATCACAGATAGGAGTGTAATCATGGCATTAACAGCCGAAAAGCTAAAAGAAAAGTTTGAGAAGGAAGGGCGCACTTTTGCAGATTGGGCGCGTGAAAACGGATATAAACCACGAGAGGTGTATATGGTCACGAATGGATTAACCAAGGCAAAACGTGGCAAGGGCTTTGAGATTGCCAAGAAACTGGGACTGAAATAAGGAGGATGCGGATGGCGACGAGTAAAAAGGGCTGCCGGGTGTTGAAGGTCTTCAAGGCATTGGAGGGGCATCCAATTATCGGCATCAGCAACAAAGAGATTTCAGACGGCCTGGGCATTCCACCCGCTTCGGTGAGCCGGGATTTGGAAGACCTGATTGCCGAGGGCTTAGTGGTCAAGCTGGATAACGGAAATTTTGCTTACAGCATCAGGACGCTGCAAATCGCCGAGCGGTTCAGGCAGCAGCATGAACGGCTGCAAAGCAAGATTGCCGAAATCGGCAAGCGGGTGAATGTAGATTAACGAATTTTGAAAAGTAACGACGTCGTTACTTTTGGAGAAACAAAATGAGCAATGAAGTTGAAGTAATGGATGCGGTTGCAGTGCAAAACTACCAAGCCGCGCACAGCGTGATGGTAATGGAGCAATGGGGTAACGGCGAGGTGTACAGTGAAGAGCGTTGGATTGAACGCGGCCGCTTGGCGGTACGGCAGACGATGGAGGGCATGTTCGAGCTGGGGCGTGCTTTGATTGTGTTGAAAGAGCATACCGAGCATGGCCGCTTTGAGAATATTACGAAAGAGCAGTTCGGTATCGGGAAAATGGAAGCATCTCGCTTAATGCGTGCCACGCAGCGTTTCGCCACGCCGCAAATGCAGAAAGCCGCGCCGAAGCTGATGGATTTAGGCAAGTCGAAACTACTGGAACTCTTGGTCGAAGAAGACGTTACGCTGGTGGGTTTGGCCGAAGGGGAAGAAGTCAACGGCATGGCCTTGGACGATGTAGACCGAATGACGGTGCGCGAACTGCGCGTCGCCCTGCGCGAAAGCCGCGAAACGGCGGAAGCGAAAGATAAGGTAATTGCCGATAAAAATAAAAAGATCGATGAGCTGGCGGAAAAGCTGTCGAAAAAGCAGACGGGTGTCAAAGAGCCTAAACCTGCGGATGTGGGCATCGAGCTGACGATGCAGCTTGGCAGCTTGGAAGTCGGTATCCGCTCGCAAATCAGCCGATTGCGCGAGATGTTTGAACAGATGGCGGCTCACGGCGAGGCGCATGGATTTGACCACCGCGCGAAGATGGTCGGCACGCTCAATCAAATTATTTTGGACTGCGAGCAACTGCGCGAAAGCTATGCCCTTCCGACCGAAGCACCGACAGACAATGTGCCGGAATGGTTGGGCGGTGAAACGGGAGAAGGCGATGAACCCGGCAATGATTGAGCGTCTTAAGGCAGTCGAGAATCAGGCGGAAGCAATGGGACGCGGCGCACGCTCTGCATATCTTAAGCAGCAGGCGCAGGAATTGGGCGTCAGCCTTGCCACGCTATACCGCAAGCTGGAGGCGGTCAGTGTCAAGCCGACGCGCAAACGGCGCAGCGATGCGGGCAAGACGGAGCTGAAGCCGGAAGAAGCCAAATTGATTTCGGCGGTTTTGGTGGAGGCGATGAGGCGCAACGGCAAGCGGTTGATGTCGGTGCGGCAGGCGGTGGAAATGCTGCGCGCCAACGGAAAAATAGAGGCGGCGCGGATTGATGAGGAAACCGGGGAAGTCATCCCCCTATCTGAAAACACCATTACCCGGGCTTTACGAGAGTACAAGCTGCATCCCGACCAACTGCTCCAACCCGAACCGGTCAGCCGGATGAAATCAGAGCATCCGAACCATTGTTGGCAAATCGACCCGAGTTTGTGCGTTTTGTATTACCTGCCCCGTCAGGGCAAGGATACGGGGCTGCGGGTCATGAAGGAAGAGGAGTTTTATAAAAACAAGCCGAAAAACGTCGTCAAAATCGAAAACGACCGCGTCTGGCGGTACACGGGGACAGACCATGCCTCCGGCACGATTGCGGTGCGTTATTACTTCGGCGGCGAAACCAGCGCGAACCTCTGTGATTTTTTTATCTACATGATGCAGCAAAAAGTAGATCCGCTAAAAGACCCGTTTCGCGGCGTGCCGCGCATGGTCATGCTTGACCCGGGCAGCGCGAATACTTCGGCGGCGTTTAAAAATTTGTGCAAGTCGTTGGATGTGCATGTGCAAATCAACAAGCCGGGCAATCCGAGAGCCAAAGGCCAAGTGGAAAAAGCCAACGATATTGTCGAGACGGCATTTGAGAGCGGGTTGCGCTTTACCGAGGTACACGACATCGACCAGCTCAATGCTTTATCGGAACGGTGGATGCGTTACTACAACGGTACTCAAAAGCACAGCCGCCACGGCATGACCCGCTATCAGGCCTGGAACAAAATCAAACCCGAGCAGCTCATCCTGCCGCCGCCTGCGGATTATTGCCGAGAGCTTGCCATCAGCGCGCCGAAAGAGGCGAAAGTCTCGGCGGATTTGGAAATCCGCTTCGGCGGACGGGTATATAGCGTGAAAGGCATCCAGGGGATTTTGGTCGGTCAGAAGGTTTTGGTCGCTAAGAACCCTTGGGAGGTAAATGGGGCGCGGGTCGCTACTTATGACGCGGAGGGTAACGAGGTTTGGGTATCCGTACCCGAAGTAGTTTTTGACGAGATGGGCTTCAGGGCTGATGCGGCAGTCATCGGGGCGGAATACAAAGCCCCTGCCGATACGGACGCGCAGCAGCATCGCAAAGAGCTGGACAAGCTGGCGATGGGTGCGGAAACGCTGGAGGCGGCAGCCGCCAAACGCAAAGGCAAGGCAGTCCCATTCGGCGGCGAAATCGACCCGTATAAGCATCAGGAAGATACGCTCGCCGCGCGAAATACGCTCTTTATGCCCAAACAGGGACAGCAGATGGCGTACAACCGGATGGAGGTCTCGGAGCAGGTATTGAGCAAGGTCGAAATCGCCAAACGCTTAAAACCCCGCGTCGAGGCAGACGGCGGCGACTGGAAACAGGCGATGGCAGTCATCCTCAAGCACTACCCGGAAGGCGTGGTCGAGAGCAAATTGGACGAGGTTTACGACAGGCTCAAGACGATGGGTCGTCTGAAGCTGCATAAAACCGGTTAGGCAAATGCGACGACGTCGTCGCATTTGAAAAAAGGGAAAGCATGAAACAGACCTTTAAGCAAATCGGCAAATCCTATGCCGCCGCGGCAGCCGAAATCGGATGCAGCAAGCCGATGCTGGTGGCGGTAGTCAATCACGGGCAATGGCCGAAAAAAAACGCAGCCGAGCTGCGAAGGAAGTTGAAACAATTTTTTGAAACGAATGGTGCGGAAATCCCAGCGAGCCTGAGAAACGAGCCGGAAGCCGCACCTGCCCAAGCAACTTACGAAGACAAGGACAATGAGATGTTACTACGAAAAGCAACTTTAAACCAAGCGGCAAAACAACATTTTAGCTTATTCCGCGATCCGTTTAACGACGAAATCCAGTCTGCGGACGATGTGTATATGACGCCGGATGTGCGCTATGTGCGCGAGGCGATGTTTCAGACGGCCTGCCACGGCGGTTTTGTGGCGGTGGTCGGCGAAAGCGGCGCGGGTAAATCCACACTGCGCGAAGACCTGCAAGACCGTATCAACCGCGAAGGCCGACAAATCATCCTGATCGAGCCTTATGTCTTGGCAATGGAAGACAACGACCAAAAAGGCAAAACGCTTAAGGCGGTACATATTGCGGAAGCCATTTTGGAGGCGGTGTCGCCGGGAACCAGCCCGAAACGCAGCCCGGAAGCACGTTTCCGCCAAATCCACCGCGCTTTGTCGGAAAGCGCGAAAGCAGGCAACAAACACCTGCTCTTGATTGAAGAGGCGCACGGTCTGCCGCTGCCGACCTTGAAACACCTGAAACGCTTTTTTGAGCTGAAAAACGGGTTTGAACGCCTGCTCGGGATTGTCTTAATCGGTCAGACGGAGTTGGCACAAAAACTTAGCGAAAACAATCCTGCGGTGCGCGAGGTGGTGCAACGCTGCGAGGTGGTCACACTCTTGCCGCTGACCGACGGCAAGCTCGAAGGCTACCTCAAGCACAAATTTGACCGCGTCAATGCGGATATGGCGAAGATTTTAGACCAAAGCGCGATTGATGCGGTTGCCGAGCGTCTGACAGTCAAAAGCCGCACGAGCAAGGGATTGGAAACCAACAGCCTGCTCTATCCGCTGGCGGTCAACAACTTGGTGGCGGCAGCGATGAATCAGGCGGCGGAGCTTGGTTTTGAGATGGTTGACGGCGATGTGGTACGGGGGGTGTGAGATGGAGGCGGTGAAAAATTTCTTATGGCGGCTATTGGTTGCGGCAGCGGCCATCGTCCTCTTCTTTACCACCGCCAGCTGCATACCCGACAAAGCCCCTGCCGTGCCGGTATCCGGCATGGCGGCCGAGCCGGATACCGAACAGGACGCGGCAGAAGCAATGCCGATTGCACACGGAATTTACCCCGATCTGCCGTATGAGCCGACTAATGAGGATTTGGCGGCGATGCAAAAGACTGAGTTTATTGGAGCAGGAAAATGAACAGGGATTACAGCAAAATCAAAGTGTCGGTATGGAGGGAAAAAGGCGGTCATCTGACGGCCGCGCTCTCGACGGTAACGGGGCGGTTGGTGATGATGTATGTGTCGGCTTGTCTGACGGATGAGGTTGAAGATGTGGTTCAGACGGCATTGCGGTGTTTGAGCCGTAAGGATTTGGAGGCGGCTAGATGAAAGTACGCTGCCCCACCTGCGGCGCGGTGATGAGCTTGGATGTCTTAATCGCCCATGACGATGCCCGCGAAGCCCTGATTGCGCTGACCGGCATTTCAGACGACCTTTTTAAGGCGGTATTGCGGTATCTGACGCTGTTCCGCCCCGCTGAAAAGGATTTAAGTTTTAACCGCGTTTCAAAGCTGCTCGGGGAACTTGCACCGATGATACGGGCGGGCGAAATCGTCCGAAACCGGAAAGCCTACCCCGCCCCGCGCGAGGCTTGGGTTTGGGCGGTAATGCGATGCCTTGAGGCACGGGATGCGGGAAAGCTGACACCGCCGCTGACCAGCCACGGTTTTTTGTTGGAAAACATCACGTTTTGGTCGCCTGAAAAGACGGCAGGAACGGTGGTTTTGCCTTCTCCCCAACCCTCTCCCAAGGGAGAGGGAGTAAGTACCAAATTGAGGAGCGGCGCGGGCGATTTGATGGAGTGGGCAAATGGAGGACAAGGATAACTGGCTGAAACGGGAAATCGCGCAGGGCTTTATGATGCTCGCCGCTCTGAATCTCAAGGGTCGTCCCGCTTCGGCGGATTTGACGGCGGTCGCCAAACTCTGGCACGGGATACTGGGCAGCCGCATCTGGCAGCCCGAGCGCGATACGGCAAGGATAAAGGCGGCATTTTTAACCATCGCCGCCACCTCGTCCGAATGGCCGAACCCGTCCGACCTGATACGGCACCTGCCGCCTGAGGATGTCAGGATGGTGCCGAAGCTGGAAAAGAAGCACCGTCCGACCGAATACGGCAAGGCGCAGGCCGCCAAACTCAAACAGACACTCAGCCTGCTGGAAAGCTCCCCTTGCATGGACAGGGATTGGATACACGGGCCACGCCACCGGTCGGTGGATGAGTGTAAAAGGATTTATGCCGAGAGGCGGAAAGGTAAAGGAAATGAATGATTGGAAAAATCTAAACGAGGAATGCCCGTGTATCGGGTGGATTTGTGATGTATTGCTGCCCGATGGAACGGTCGTCAAGAACGTGGAGGCAGTAGAAGTTGAGGATGATGAAGATTTTATGCCTGAAGTCGGTTTTAAAAAATACCCCAAGGCCACGCATTTTCGAAAATCAAAATGAAAGGGAAACAAATGAACATTGATAAAACCCAATACAAACAGGATGCCAAAGGCAATCTCGTGCCGCTGGCCAATATCCGCGAAATTGACCTGCTGCGCGATGAGCTGGTGCAGGAAATCGCCGCCAAAGCCCGCGCGGTACAGGATAACCTGATGGCGTTCAAACGCGAGGCGATGGACGATATTGCAGCGTTTGTACAGTTGAGTGCCGACCGCTATGACGTATCTGTCGGCGGCAAGAAAGGCAATATCAGCCTGCACAGCTTCGACGGCGCGTACCGCGTCAACCTTGCCATGCAGGACACGTTGGTATTCGACGAAGGTTTGATTGCCGCCAAAGCCCTGATTGACGAGTGCATCAACGAATGGACGGAAGGCAGCCGCACGGAGTTGAAAACACTGATTAACGCGGCGTTTTTGGTGGATAAGGAAGGCAATATCAGCACCGCCCGCGTCCTCGGCCTGCGCCGTCTGCAAATCACGGATGAAAAATGGCAACGGGCGATGGATGCGCTCTCCGACAGTTTGCAGGTGCATATCAGCAAGCCGTTTGTACGGGTGTACCGGCGCGGCGAGGATGGGGAGTATCAGCTGATGAATTTGGATGTGGCGAAGGTGTGAACATGGCAAAAATCATTATTGAAATCGAAGACCTGCCCGAGGGCACCGCTGTTAATTTCAAGGGCGACCTCCCGGCGGCGGATGCAAAGGATAAAACGGGCACACAGCAAACGGCTGTCTTAATCAGCAAGATGATACAGGCGGCACAGATGATGACACCGCCCGTCCGTAGACATTAGGCCGTCTGAAACTATAAACCAACCGCACGGCACGGTCTGCCGCATTTAAACCTAAACAGGAGTCAAAAAGTGAATAAATCTGAATTAGTACAAGCTGTTGTTGCCGAAACCAACCTGAGCCAAGTGCAAGCGGCAAAAGTGGTGGATGCCGTTATCGGTGCAATCAAGCAGGAACTGGCCAAAGGCGGTGAGGTCGCATTGGTCGGATTCGGCACGTTTTACGTCGCCCAATCCGCCGAGCGCAAAGGCCGTAACCCGAAGACCGGCGAGCCGTTGACGATTGCCGCCGCTAAAACGCCTAAATTCCGTGCCGGAAAACCTTTGAAAGAAGCGGTAAACAGATAAGCAAACCATTCTTTAAAACAGGCCGTCTGAAATGTTTCAGGCGGCCTTTTTCTATCCGCTCCGTATGTTTGCCAAGTGGTTCAATTCAGGCTAGAATGATATTATTCATTGATTTTAATCGAAAAAGTGAAACGACGTTTCACTTTTTGAGGTTTGTGGGAAGAAAAAAATGGAAACCCGTGCTCAGAAAAAACAGCGGTTGATACGGCTCATCCATGTGGCCAAAACCCAGTTGATGATGGACGACGGCGAATACCGCGCGCTGCTCGCCAACCTGTCATGCGGCAAGACGAGCAGTACCAAGTTATCGGTCGAAGAGCTGGAGCTTGCCGTACGGGCGATGAAGATGCGGGGTTTTGTGGTTACCACTAAGGCGCAGGCGGCATCAGGCAAACCTGATTTGCCGGTGCATATGCCAAACCGCATGATGGAGGCGCAGGTCAAAAAGATACGCGCGCTTTGGTTAGAACTACACGATTTGGGCGCAGTGCGAAGCCCGTCCGAATTGAGCCTGGCCCGTTTTGTCAAACGCATGACGGGCATAGATTATCATGGATGGTTGGGGACTGATGACGCGATACGGGTCATCGAGTATTTGAAGAAGTGGAAAGTGAGGGTGGAAAATGGCGGACAACAGAGTGCCTGAGCTGGTGGCGGACTTGGAAGACCAGGCGGTCGCCTGCTTGATGTCGGTATTGCCGATGGAGCGGCAGCAGGCGGTCGAGGTATCTAAAAAGCTGTCTCATCATCTGACCAGCAACTGGGGCGGGCAGTTGATTTATTTCCCCAAAAACCTTTTGGGCAGGGTATCGGAGCGCGATATGCAGATTTATAAGGAATTTAACGGCAAGAATCATGTGGAGCTTGCCCGCAAATATGATTTGACCGTCCAGCACATCTACCGCATCGTCAAGGAGGTCGGGATGGCGGAGCGGGCAAAAAATCAGGGAGATTTGTTTGTGTGATTACCCGATTTATTCAAGATAGCGGTCAGGATTCGTCCTGACCGCTTTTTTAGCGCATTTATCGGCTTGGATAAGGGTTTGTCTATCTCAATGGTAAAACGCGCTAAAAACGCGGTTTTAACGCCTTTTGGCAATCCAATCTTTAAGCCACATTAAAAGCGGTTTCAGACGGCCTTTGCCACAATAGCCTCATCCATCCGATGAGGCTTTTTTATGTCTTACGAAATTTTCCGCGCAGGCACGCGCACCGACGCAAACGGCAATACGGTAACGATTACCGAGGCCGACCTTGCTGCCGCTGCCCAAGCATATGACCCGAAGGTGCATGAGGCCCCTATTGTGGTCGGGCATCCCAAGGCAGATGCACCCGCCTACGGCTGGGTCAAGTCGCTTGGTGTGCAAAACGGCGTGTTGACGGCGGACTTTGACCAAGTCGATGAGGGCTTTGCGGATTTGGTTAAGGCCGGACGATATAAAAAAGTGTCGGCGAGTTTTTACCCGCCAATCAGTCCGAACAATCCCAAACCGGGCATTTGGACGCTGCGCCATGTCGGCTTTTTGGGCGCGCAACCACCCGCCGTCAAGGGCTTGTCCGCCATCAGTTTTGCCGAAGGCGAAGTTTATGTCGAGTTTGCCGAAGAACCGCAGGAAATCGGCCTTTTGCGCCGGTTACTGAACATGGCGGGTTTGAAACCTGCCGAATTTACCGAATCACCCCCACCCCCGGAAAACCATGAAAACAAGGAGACCCCTATGTCGTTGGAACAAGAGCTTGCAGCCGAAAAGGCCGCCCGCGAAGCTGCCGAGAAGGAGGCCGCCGAATCGAAGGCGGAATTGAAAAAGCTGCAAGACGAGCAGCATACCGCCCTGCGCGATGGTGCGCATGAGCAGAATGCCGAATTTGCCGAAGGCTTGGTTAAAGAAGGTCGTCTGAAACCTGCCGACAAGGATTTGGTCGTCAAGGTTTTGGATTTTGCCGAATACCCCAACGACGTAACCGCCGACTTCGGCGAAGGCAGTAAGAAGCAGCCTTTGTCTGCCGCGCTGCGTGCGTTTTTTACCGCCGTGCTGCCTAAGCAGATTCAGGGCGGCGAGATGGCTAAAGGCGGAACACCGTCGGGATTGGCGGCAGACTTTGCCGAAGCGGCGGACCCGGAAGCCTTGAGCCATCACGAACGTGCATTGGCATTAGCGGAAAAGGATGGCATTCCTTATGAAGAGGCTGCCCGCCGTACTATTGCTTAAATCATCAACCCGTCAAATGCGACGACGTCGTCGCATTTGACCTAAAAAAGGATAAAACATGAGTGCATCTCATTTGCGCGGTCTGCGCGGTCAGTATGATCCGGTTTTGACCAATCTCGCACTGGGCTACAAGCAGGCGGATTTTATTGCCGAAAAAATCTTCCCGGAGGTTTTCGCTGACAAAGAAGGCTTGCGTGTGCCTGTGTTCGGCAAGGGTTCGTTTGTCGAATATCAGACCGAACGTGCGCCCGGTGCGGCATCGAATGTGATTACGCTGGACTCACCAGGCTTTATGCCGGTCGTGTTGGAAGAGCATGATTTGGCTGCCGGTGTGGATTACCGCGAACAAGCGGAATCCATGTACGACGAGCGTGCCAAGGCAACACGCCGCGTGGTCAATGGCGTGCAGCTGCGTCAAGAAATCGAAACTGCCGCCCTCCTGCAAAACAAATCGGCTTATCAGTCCGGTTTCAGCAAAGATTTGGCCGCCACTCAAAAATGGAGCGATAAAAACTCTGATCCGTTGGCAGACATCGAAACCGCCCGCGAAACGGTGCGTGCCGGCTGCGGTGTACGCCCGTCGGTGCTGGTGGTCGGTGCAAGCGTGTTGGCGGCATTGAAACGCCACGAGAAGCTCATCGGTGCGCTGGGTGCAAACGAACGCAAGTCCCTGCTCACGGTCGAGCAGCTGAAAAATCTGCTGGAGCTGGACGACATCATCGTCGGCGAGGCGGTATCTACGCCTGCCGCCAATAAGGCCACCCAAGATATTTGGGGCAAATTCGCCAGCCTGATTGTGCGTCCGCATACGGCTTCCGGTGGCAATGACGAGGGTGAGCCGAGCTTCGGTTATACCTTCCGCCGTCGCGGTATGCCGGTAGTTGACCGCTACGAAGAAGTCGGCGGCAAGGTGGAATACGCGCGCTATACCGACATCCGCAAAGCGGCGGTGGTCGGCGGTGCATGCGGTTTCCTGTTCGAAAACGCGGTTGCTTGATAAGTAAAAGGTCGTCTGAAAGGCTTCAGACGACCTGTGGAGAGAAAAATGGCACAAACGAAACAAGTGGTCTTGGTAACCACGGTCAAAACATCAGGCAAGGTGGTCAAAAACCGCTTTGTGGATTTCGCAGGCAAACAGGCAGCCGCCGGTGTGAAAGTGCTGGGTACTGCTACTTTGGATGCGGATGCGGGCGAAATGTTGGCCGTTGATGTATTGGGTATCGCCTTAGTCGAAGCAGGCGGCACGATTGCCGTGGGCGACGAAGTGGCAGCCGATGCACAAGGCGCGGCAGTCAAGGCGGCAGGTAATGCCAAGATTGCCGGTACGGCGCGCTCTGCGGCTACGGCGGCGGGCGAAGTCATCCAAGTATTTTTGAAAGGCTGATCATGGCTAAAGTTTATATCGCAAACACTCCGCTGATTTTGGAAAACGCCCAAGGCAACCAATTCCGCGTCGAGGCCGGCGAGGCGGTCGAATTGACGGCGGAGCAGTACGAATCAGTCGCGGCACACGTTACCCCGACACTGATAACCGGCGAAGAGCTGGATGCGCAACAAAATGACACCCCGCCGTCCGAAGATACGCCATCAGATGATGCAGGCAATGTACCTGCGGGCGAAGTTGAAAAGCCGAAACGCGGTAAAAAACCGGCAGCAGACGAACAGGCGGAGTAAGCCATGTATATCGGTGCGGATGATTTGACGGCTGCGATGGGCAAAATGGAGTTGGTGCAACTGACCAACGACAATGCGCGCGGGACGGAACCCGACGCTCAGGTCATTGATGCGGCAGTGCGTTATGCCTGCGATTTGGTGGACGGATACCTGCGTGGCAGATATGTGCTGCCTTTGGCGGATACGCCGACGGTGTTGCAGCCTTTATGCATCAACATTGCCCGCCATTTTTTACACAGCCGCCGAATCAACCGAGCCGACTTTCCAAAGCCGCTGGAAACCGCCTACAACACGACGATTAAGACACTTGAGTCTATCCGCGACGGCAAAATCCATATCGGCATCGCTACATTGGACAAGCCGTCGCAACCTGAGCCGGGCGCATATCACGTCCGAGTGCGCGACAAAATGGATTTGGGAGGCTACTGATGAGCGCGACACGTCCGATTATTGATGCGGTAGTAGAGCATTTGCAGGCTGCTATCCCGTGGGTCAGCGTTGAGGCTTTTCCGGAGCGGCCGTCCGAATACCAATTTATTCATCCTGTCGGGGCAATCTTGGTCGGCTACGGCGGCAGTAAATTTGGCAATATTGAGCAGCTCGGCCGTATTGCGCAGCAGCGTGATGTCAGGCTGATGTTGACCGTTTTTGGCAGCAGCCTTAATGCGGATGATGGCACTTTGGCCATCTTGGATGAGACACGTCTTGCTATGGTTGGTTTCGCGCCGCCAAGTTGCCAGCCCTGCCACCTTATCAGCGAGGAGTTTTTAGCCGAGGATGCGGGCGCATGGCAGTATCAGCTGGTTTTGCAGGCCGAAACCCAGCAGGTCAAAGTCTGCCGCAAAGCCAAACGCCCGCTTTTCATCGCTGCCCACTACCGCCGCCCCGGCCAAGACCTCAACCCCGATTTAAAACCTAAAAAATAGGAGTATCCATCATGGCAGCAGCCTACCATCACGGCACGGAGACCATCCGCATCGACGGCGGCTCCAATCCCGTCTATACCGTTGACGGCGCAATTACCGCCATCGTCGGCACTGCGCCGGTCGGCGCGGTCAATGAGCTGACGGTATGTCAAACGAAGAAAGACTTTGGCCAATTCGGCGGCGAGCTGACCGCTCAAGGCTTTACCCTGCCGGATGCCGCACACATTTGGACGCGCTACGGCAGCGGTGTCGCCTATGTCGTCAACGTTTGCGACCCCGCCAAACATAAGACAAGCGTCAGTAACGAGGTATTGACGGTTGATCCTGACACCTTGACGGCCAAAACTGCCAAGCCTGCTCTGCAAAGCGGCTACACACTGACGGACGGCGGCAATACGCTGACCGAAAACACGCACTACACCATCAACACCCTGACGGGTGAGATTACCTACAAAAACAAACCTACCTCACCCAAAATCAGCTATACCTACACCGACCCGACCAAGGTCCCTGCGGCTGACATCATTGGTGCTTATATTGCCGCCACCGGCAAGCGCACGGGGCTGGAGCTGTTGACCGAAGGCTTTAACCGCCAAGGCGCGGACGCTAAAATCATTATTGCACCTGACTTTGACCGCTATGCCAATGTACGCGCTGCGATGGAGGTCGTCGCTGGCAAGCTGAAGGCCATTGCTTATGCGGCTGCTCCGCAAGGTACGAGCCTGAGCAAAGCCCTCGAAGGTCGCGGACCGTTAGGTACGATTAATTTTCAGACATCGTCCGACCGCTGCCAGCTCTTTTATCCATATGTCGTCGGTTTGCTCGGCCTTGAAAACCTTGCTACCCACGCCGCAGGTCTGCGAATGAAAACCGATGTGGAACAGGGCTACTGGTTCAGCATCTCCAACCGCGAGCTCTTGGGTGTAACGGGTGTGGAAATCGGTCTGACTGCCCGTGCGGACGACCCGCAGTCTGAAACCAACCGTCTGAATGAAAAAGGCATTACTACCGTCTTCAATTCCTATGGCACGGGCTATCGTATGTGGGGTAACCGCCTTGCCTGCTTCCCGATTACCTCGCATATTAAAAACTTCGAAGTGGCGCAACGCACCGGCGACATTATTGACGAGTCTATCCGTCGTTTAGAGTTGCAGTATGTTGATAAACCGATTGATGCAGACGATCCTAATGCCTTGATTGACAGCCTGCTTGAGAGCGTCCGCACCTATATGTCTACGCTTAAATCTATTGTGGGATTCTCGGTGGATTTGGACTATGAATACGATTTAGTCGATGCGTTTAGCAAAGGTCAGGTCCCCATCGTTTACGACTACACGCCGAAACTGCCGGCCGAGCGTATTACCAATACCAGCGTGATGACCCGAAAATATTTGGTCAATCTGTTGTCGGCTAACTAGGGTCGTCTGAAAAGGAAGAAATATGTCTGCAATCAATGCAATCTACAATGCCAACGTCTATATCGACGGCAACAACCTTTTGGGTAATGCATCCGAGTTTAAATTGCCTGAGTTTGAGTTTGGCCAGGACGAATTTACCGGTTTGGGTATGGTTGGCACCATCAAGCTGCCAAACGGCGTCGAAGCGCTGGAAGGCGAAGTTACTTGGAACAGCTTTTATCCCGAGGTGGCGAAAAAGGCATCAAACCCATTCAAGGCCGTGCAACTGATGGTGCGCGGCAACCTGCAAACCTTCAATGCGTCAGGTTTGGCAGAAGAAGTCCCTATCGTTACCACGGTAACGGCGATGTTCAGCAAAAATGCTTTGGGCGGCTACAAGCCGAAGGAAAAGGCGGAATTTGGCTCAACCTACCAGACAACAGAAGTCCGCCAAGTCGTCGGTGGTCGCGAAGTGCTGTACTACAACGCGTTCAAAAACATCTACCGCGTGGACGGTCAGGACGTTTTGAGCCAAATGCGTAAAAACATTGGTGCTTAATCTTTAAATCGGATTAAAAGCCGTTTCAGACGACCTTTGACACAATCACCGTATCTTTACCGATACGGTGATTTTTTTATTTTTATAAACGTTTTGGAGATGGCAAATGAATGAAGCCAAGAAGTTGCAAGAAGATTTGGGTGTAAATACCGTTGTGAAACTGAAATATCCGGTCAGACTGGCAACGGGGCAGATGTTGGAGCAAGTAACGCTTCGCCGCTTGTGCGTAGGTGATTTGCGCGCCGTTTCCCATCTGACGAACGAAGCGGAACAGGAGCTGGCCCTGTTTGCCCGTATGACAGGCATGATTCCCGAAGACTTGGACTGCTTGGATTTGGCGGACTGGAAACAGATGCAGGAGACGTTTCGCCGCTTCACAGAAACCGAGCCGGACGGCAAATAAACCGCCTCTTTCAAGGGAGGAAATTCAACGGCAACTGCTGTCTGCCGCTGCCGATTTGGCTTGGTGGTTCGGTTGGAGCGTGGTCGAGGTTTACGCACTGAGCTTGGATGAGTTTGAGGACTGGCAGAAAGAAGTAACCCGCCAAATAAAGGCGGGTTATCAGAAGGGGATGTAATTCAGATTTGGTGTCGGCGTTCTGCTTCGATCTCGCGCTGCAACTCACGACACCAACCGTTTGACGGTTCATCAGGCTCTTTACGGAATATCGACCAAACAAACCATACAAAAAACAGACCCAATGCCAGAAGAAGCAAAGGGAAGCCTCCCACCATCAATAACATAAATGCCAATGCGGCAATGACAACCGCTCCGCCCATCTTTCTTTTCCCTTCCCACAGACTTTCTAGGATATTACCAGATGAAAAGCGATTTAGGTATATCAATCAGTGTTTCTGCCGTTGTCGGTGGTGCTTTATCGGGTTTAACCAATATCGGTAAAGCAATGGACACACTGAAATCAACGACCAAAACCTTATTCGAACGTCAGAAGGAGTTGGGGAAAGTATTGGAGCGCAACAAAGACCGCTTGGGTGTGTCATCTGCCAAACAATTATGGCAGGAATACGACAAAATCGGCCTTGCTGTCAGCAAGCTGACCCAGCAATACAAAAAACTCAATGCGGTCCGTGCACAAAGAGAGGCTGTCAACAGCCAATGGGGGGACATCAAAGGACAGTGGCAGGGCGCACTTGCTGCAGCAGGTACATTAATTTTGCCTGTCAAAGTCTCGATTGAATTTGAATCGGCAATGGCTGATGTCAAAAAGGTGGTTAATTTCGATACGCCGCAGCAATTTAAGGAAATGGAGCGGGACATCCTGAAGATGACACGTACCATTCCTATGGCCGGTAAGGACATTGCCGCCATCGTCGCTGCCGGAGGGCAATCGGGTGTTTCCCGTGAGAATCTAACCGGTTTTGCTGAAAAAGCTGCCAAAATGGGGGTAGCGTTCGACATGGCGGCGGGGCAGGCAGGCGAATCTATGGCAACGTTGTCCAACGTATTGCAGATTCCTATTCCCAAAATCGGCACATTGGGTGATGCCATCAACCACCTTTCGGACAATGCGAACTCCAAAGCGGCAGATATCGTTAATGTCCTGACCCGCGTGGGCAGTGACATCAAGCAGTTGGGCATGACGGAAAACCAAGGTGCGGCATGGGGCAGTACCTTTTTAAGCATGGGTAAGGCTCCCGAACTTGCAGCTCAGGCAATGAAGGGCATGATCACATCGATGTCAGTCATGAAGGCCGGTGGTGCGAAAAAAGAGCTTGCCGCATTGGGGCTGACTACCAAGGAATTCGCCGCCGCAATGGACAAAGATGCCAATCGTGCAATGCTGAATCTCTTGGATCGGGTCAAACAGCTGCCAAAGGCCGAACAGTTTCCAATGCTGTTGAAGATGTTCGGCCAAAACTATGCCGATGACGCCATGATGTTGGCAAACAATGTCGGTGAGTACAACCGCCAACTGGCGTTGTTGGAGGAACGGGATGCATCGGGAAACTTGAAGTATCTCGGCTCTATGCAGCGTGAATTTGCCAACCGATCCGCAACGACGGCGAACCAAATCCAAATTTTCAAAAACGGGATTTCGGAACTCGGAATCCGGCTGGGCTCGATTGTTTTGCCTGCCGTAAATGCTTTTTTAAGCAAATGTATCATGCTGACAAGCATGATTTCAGACTGGACGGAAAAGCATCCCGTATTGACGAAAGGGATTGTCGGTACGGCCGCTTCGCTGCTGGCTTTTAAAGTCGGTATGTTTGGTGCGATGGTCATTGTCAATCGTGCGCGTGCAGGAATTTTGGCTTTGAAAGGTGGTTTGCTTTCTTTGAAGGCGACAGCTGTTTTAATCCGGACTGTAATGCAAGGCGGTTTAGCTTTGTCTGACGTACCCGGCACCCTGGGCACCGTCATGAGGGGGTTTGCCGCCGCCCGAACCGTGATAGCGGGTTTCGGCCTGTCATCACTGGCTGCCTTGTGGCCGGTGGTTTTGGCCGTGGCCGCTGTGGCTGCCGTGGCTTTTGTCATCTATAAATACTGGAAGCCCCTTAAAGCCTTCTTTGCCGGATTTTGGGAGGGACTGACTAAAGGCTTGGAACCGCTGACGCCGCTGTTTGATGCGTTTGTCGGCACATTGAGCGGCATTTGGACGGCCGTACAGCCTTATCTGCAACCTGTTTTGGATTGGTTCGGCGACTTTTTCAACCTGACTCAGGCAGGCGAAGGCAACGCCCGCAGCTGGGGGGAGTCGGTCGGCTCGGCTTTGGCTTCGGTGGTCAATACCGTCGTTTCTGTCGGCACCATGATAGTGGACGGCTGGCGGATGATTTTCGACGGCATCTTCTCAATTGGCCGATTCGGCATGGACACAAATCAAAACCGCCTTTGACGGCGGACTGCTCGGCATCCTCGGCCTGATTCTCAACTGGTCGCCCATTGGCGCGTTCTATTCGGCCTTTGCCTCCGTACTGTCATGGTTCGGCATTGACTTGCCGGCCAGATTTACCGAGTTCGGCAGCAACATCATCCAGGGGCTGTGGAACGGATTGCAGGCAAAATTCGAGGCGGTACGGGCTTGGTTGGCGGAAAAGGCCGCCGCCCTGAAAAACACGTTTGCGGGCGTGATGGACATCCACTCGCCCAGCCGGGTATTCCGCCGTTTCGGCGGCTGGATGATGGAGGGCCTGCAAATCGGCATCAATCAGGGCGCACCGCGCCCGCTCAACGCCATCGGCGGCGTGGCTTCGGATTTGCAACAGCGTTTCACAAACCACACCTCATCCTTGGCCGCCTCAATGGCCGCTAACAGTGCCGAACTCTCTGCCGCACGGCAGGGCGCGGCCGCAGCGGGAGGAATAACGGTACATTTTTCGCCGACCATCCATGCGCCGGGCGGTAATCCGCAGCAGATTGAGGCGGCGTTGCAGATGGGTTTGCAAGAGTTTGAAACAATGTTCCGCCGCATGATGGACGACAAAGCACGGAGGGCTTATTGATGTATGCGATGTTGGGCGAGGTACGCTTTGAGCTTTTAAACAGCTTTACATCTTTGGAAACTCAGCATGCCGCCAATTTTGCCAAACATGAGGTCTTGAAAGGCCGCCCACGGCTGCAGGCCTTGCAAAACGAGCTGACGACGCTGCGTTTTTCGCTCAAGTTGCATTGGCGGCTGGGCAATCCCGATACGGCTTATAAGGGTCTGCTGTCGGCTTTGGAAGCGCAGCAGGCGGTGTCTTTGGTTTACGGCAGCGGTCGTTTTGTCGGATGGTTTGTGCTTGAGCGGTTGACGGAGCGCACGTTGATTCAGGACGCGCAAGGCCGGACGGCGGCGCGTGAATTGGATGTGGAGCTGACCCAGTTTGTCGGCGACCCGAATAATCCGCTCCCGACTCCAGCCGTCAAGTCGGGTGGGCAAAATCCGCTCCTGTCCTTATTGCCGGAGAGCGTGCAGGCAAAAGCGGGCAAATTGATTTCGGCGGTGGAAAAAGCCGCGAAAATTTACCGCGCCGCCGAAGCGGGTATCGGCGATATGCAGAATCTGATACAGGCTGCCAAAAATCTGAAAAACGACCCGGCCGGTGCATTAAACCTGTTGGGGGACGCGCTCAATATCGGCGGCGGCACTTTGGGACGGCTCAATGCCTTGCCGGAAGTAACGGCGGTTTTCGGCGATCTGAAAGGCGCGGCTGAGTTTGCATTACAGGCAGGGCAAGCGGCCAACAGGCTGGGCGGTGCCGTCGGTGCATTGCGTGCCGGGTATGAGAGCGGCTCCGTCGGCGGCTGGCTGGATGCGGTCGGAAACGGCGTGGCCGAAGCATCGGATGCGCTGGCAAACGGCTCTGCTGCCGCCCAGGCTTTGACCGGCTGGCTGGCGGCAAGGAAGGATAAATGATGAGTGCGGTAATACGCTACACCACCCAAGACGGCGACCGGTGGGACTTAATCGCGCACAAGCATTACGGCAACGCGCTGTTGATTGACAGCCTGATTGCGGCCAATCCGCACTTGCCGTTGGCGGAGGAGTTTACGGGCGGCCTCACGGTCTTTGTCCCCGTCCTTGAAACCAAACCGAAGAACAACCAAGAGGAGCTGCCGCCGTGGATGCGTTAGGCGCGTTTTTAAAATCAAAAGGCCTTGACGGCGGCGGCCGTACCCATCCGGTTACCATGCCCGATTTTGTCCTGTCTTACGAAGACAAGGATATAACGGCAGACGTCGCGCCTTATCTGATTTCGTTCAGCTATACCGATTACCTTGAGGGGCAGTCGGACGAATTGCAGGTCGATTTTGAGGATACGGACGGACGCTGGCTGCGTCATTGGTATCCCGAACAGGGCGATGCTTTGTCTTTGAGCCTGGGCGACCAATTTACCGGGCTGGTCTCTTTCGGCAAATTTGAGATTGCCGAGATTGAATACAACCATCCGCCGTCGACGGTCAGCCTGAAGGCCCTATCGACCGGGATTACCAAGTCCAGCCGCACTTTGCGCGGCAAGGCGTATGAAAATACGACTTTGGCCGCCATTGTCCGTCAGGTGGCAGGCCGTCTGAAGCTGGAGGTAACGGGTACGGTCAAAAACATCGCCATCAAACGGGTGACGCAGTATCAGGAGCGCGACATCGAGTTTTTGGCACGGTTGGCGCAGGAGTACGGCCACAGCTTTAAAATCGTCGGCAACAAACTGGTATTTGCCGATAATGCCGAGCTAAAACAGCGTTCTGCCGTTGCCGTATTGCTGCCTGAAGACATCATCCGTATCCGCCTGCGCGATTTGATTAAGGGTGTGCCGTCCAAAGTAGATGTCAAAGGCTACGACCCAAAATCCAAACAGACCGTGTCGGCCAGCCGCAGCAGCAAATCAAGACGCGGCAAAGCCAAACACGGCAGCACGGGCGATACATTGCGTATCGTGCCGAATAAGGGTGAGAGTACCGCCCAATTAAACGCCAGGGCAGATGCCAAATTGGCGGATGCGCAGGACGACCAATGTGCAGGTACCGTTACACTGGTCGGCAATGCATTGTTGGTGGCAGGTCAAATGGTACGGCTTAAAGGATTCGGCAAATTTTCGGGCAAATACCTGGTCAAGCAATCAAGACACGCTTTCACGCGCCACCGGGGCTGGACGACCGAATTGGAAATCAAAATGACGGAGTATGTCGCAGATGAGGAGCAGGCCGATGCAAATGCAAACCCAAACCCATGATTTTACGGCAACGTTGCAATTCGGCATTGTGTCGGCGATTGATGCGGCGTCGCACAGTTTGCGGGTAAAAATCCCCGTACTCGACGACATGGAAACCGATTGGCTGCCGATGGCAACACCGGCGGCGGGCGGCAACCGTTTTTACAGCCTCCCCGATGTGGGCGAACTGGTTGTCTGCCTGCTGGATGCGCGGGGTGAGACCGGCTGCGTTATCGGCGCGATTTACAACGCCGCCGACAAGCCGCCGGTGTCCGACCAAAACAAATGGGTCAAACGGTTTACCAACGGCACGGTCATCTCGCACGACCGCCGCAGCGGCGAGGTGGTCGTTGAGACGCCGGGCAAAGTCAAAATCAAAGCGGCGCAGAAGGTGGATATCCAATCCCCAGAAACTGAAATCACGGGTAATGCGACGGTAAACGGGCTGTTGACCTATACCGCAGGTTTGACGGCCAGCAATGCCGGCGGCGGTGCAGCGGCAAATATAAAAGGTACAGTCAACATCACCGGCGACCTCATCGTCAACGGCATCAACATCGGCAAGCACATCCATGACGGCGATTCCGGCGGGCAAACCGGTGGGCCGAAAAATCATTAAACCGCATTAAAAGGCGTTTCAGACGGCCTTCTCTACAATCCCTGTATCTATAAGCGATACAGGGATTTTTTGATGTTTTACGCTGCACCTATCTCGAAACACTGGCAGCTCGCGCCCGAAGGCTCGGGCGTGGTTCAAGGTGCGGACGACATCGACCAATGCATCCGCAACATCCTGTCCACCCGCAAAGGCGCGGACGTTACCCGTCCTGATTTCGGCTCCGACCATTACAAATGGCTGGACACGCCAGAAGACGTGTTTGTCCCCAATATCGTGCGCGAAACCGTGCTGGCCATACAGACGTGGGAAAAGCGGGTAGCGGTTGAAAACGTCGTTTTCGGCGGGGCTGCACCGCATCTGACGATGACGGTTTATTGGCGCGTCGCCGATGAGGTGGCGGGCGAGATTTATACGACAGACATCAGATTGGAGCAGGCGTCATGGATTTGAACAAGCTAAAACGCGAGGACGTCAAAGTGGTTTCGGACGATCTGTCCGAAATCTTGGCGCAAACCATTGTCGATTATGAAGCCCGCAGCGGCAAAACCCTGCAGCCCGCCCATATCGAACGGCTGCTGATCAATACCTATGCCTACCGCGAGACATTGGCGCGCAAAGCGGTTAATGAAGCCTACCGCCAACAGCACCCGCGCTTTGCCACGGGGCTGATGCTGGATTTGTGCGGTGACGACGTCAACACCCCACGGCTTGAAGCCTCCGCCGCCCGTTGCACCATCCGTTTTACGTTGGCTGCCGGACAAGGCGGGACCGTTTTGATTGCACAAGGCACTCAGATTGCAGCCGGGGCAACCGTGTTTCAGACCACCTCGTCCGGTACGCTCTCACCGGCTGGCCGCACTTTGGATTTGGAAGCGGTCTGCCTGCAGACGGGTGTGTCCGGCAATGGTTTTTCCGCCGGACAAATCAACGCGCCCGTCAATCCGATTGACGGCGTATCGGCTGCCAACATCACGGTGTCGGCGGGCGGTGCGGCGGAAGAGTCTGACGATGCCTACCGCCGGCGCATCCTGCTCGCACCTGAGAGCTTCAGCGTTGCAGGCCCTGTCGGGGCTTATGAGTATTTTGCCCGCCGTGTCAGCCCCGTGATTTGCGACGTCCATGTGGGCAATCTGCAAAGTTCCGACGGCGCGCCGATAGGCGGACAGGTTCGGGTAACGGTATTGACCAAGACCGGCCTGCCGTCATTGGAGTTGATTAACGAGGTGCAAAGAGCCTTGTCCGGGGAGCGCGTCCGTCCGCTGTGCGACACGGTAACCGTTGCGGCCCCGTCCGTAGTGGATTACACGCTGGATGTCGAGCTGGTTTTATTTACCGGGGCAAACACGGCCGAAGTGGTCGCTGCCGCAAAACAGGCATGGGCGGCATACGAGGCCGCCCGCCGCGAAAAACTGGGGTTGGACATCGTACCTTTGGATATGCAGACCATCCTCAAAGTTGACGGTGTTTACAACGTCATCCTGAAAAAACCGACGTTGACAGTCATCAAACCGGAGCAATGGTCGCGTTGTACCTCCATCAATATCGGCACGTCGTCCGAGACGGCGGAAGGGTAGTACATGGCCGAACTGACTTACGCCGAAATCATCGAACGCGACCAGCGTTATCGGATGCTGGCCGATTTGGGCTTGAGGATGAGCGACATTGACGCGGTAAAACTGATGCCGCGTTTGACGGAGCTGGTCGCCCCCGAGCACTTGGAACTGTTGGCCGAGAGCCGCAGCATTTTAGGTGCCGACGGCTACTGGCTGGCCGAGAGCGACCAAACGCGCCGAAAACTGATTAAAGGCGCGTACCTGCTGCACCGCTACAAAGGCACACCCTGGGCAATACGCGAGATTGTGCGGCGGTTGGGATTCGGCGAAGTCGAAATTACCGAAGGCTATGGCAACAAACGGCATAACGGCGAAATCGTCCGCAACGGCCGACATGCCTATGGCCACAGCGACCGCTGGGCGCACTACCGCATCACGATGCCTCATGCCATCACCAATGACCAGGCCGATCTGCTGCGGCACACCCTGAGTGCATTTGCACCGGCACGCTGCGTTTTAGCCGCACTCGATTACCAACATGCCGCCTTAAGGCACAACGGCCGCGCCTTGCGCGACGGCAAATTCAACAGAGGAACCGCATAAAGGAACTGACCGATGGCAAATTTAACCGAAACCAACCGCTGGGAAGCGGGCATCTACCAGCTGGAAACCTCCGACCCCGTGATGGGCGGCCCCAACGGCATCGACAACCGCGCCCCGCGCGAACTGGCCAACCGTACCCTGTGGCTGAAAACCGAACTGGCCAAAGCCGTTGCCCAGATTGGCGCAAATAAAACCGAGGCCGCCTTAAAAACTGTCCAAATCACCGCAGGTGCAGGCCTGACGGGCGGCGGCACGCTGGCGGCAAACCGCACCATCTCCCTGGGGCAGCCTGCCGACCTGACCGAAACCAGCGAGAGCGTGGCCGTCAGCAATACCCACAGCCACAAATTGCCCCGTGCCTCATCTACCGCGCGCGGCATAGTCAGAGTGGCCAATACGCTGACCGGCACGGCGACGGATGATGCCTTGTCGGCCGCGATGGGCAAAAAACTGGCCGATGAAAAGCTGGGCAACAGTGGCGACCAAACCATTACCCACGGCACATTG